TATTATTTGATTTAAAACTTTCCATAATCATATCGTCTTTACCTTGGTACAACCAAGGTTTTCTTATCATTACTTCAGATTGTGGTAATAAATAAGGAACTTGATCTTCAGGTAATAAAGCTGCATCTGCGTATTTACTATTATTATATTTTATTAAACCTGCAGGAGCCATTGGTCTTTCAAAAGGTAAAAGTGTTGTACTTCCGTATTGTTTAAGCCCTGTTGTTGGATTTGTAATTACTCCAGGATAAACTGTTTTAGCAACTTCTCCTCTAGCTAAACTTGTTCCCGATGGATTAAATTTATACATGTCCATAATGTTTTTACCTTCTAATGCTCCCATACCTAACTCTAATCCTGTTCCTATAGTTTTAGCAGTTGCTTCTTGCCATGTTTTATTCCCTTCAGATACATCTTTCCAATCTTGTACTCGATTAGGAATTTGAGTAGCTCCGTGTATACCTCCTGCTATATTACCAGCAGTGCCTAAAGACATTTCTGTAAAAGGAATTTTTAATGCTGCTACTTGACCAAGACCTTTTAATGCTGCTGGAGCCCCTACACCTGCTTGCCATGCGTAATCCATCATATCTAATGGTTGCTCATGTTGAGGAAGTTGATCTTTTGTAGCTTGTGCATAATCTTGTTCCATTGTTTGCGCAAATCTTTGTGCGTCAATAGCATTTTGTACAGGTTGTCTTTCAGCTTCTGTTCTACCTGCAACACTTTGCACCATAGGTGATTTACCGTAAGAAGGAGCAATATTGTTATATTTATCTGCAGTAGGATTTGCCATAGTTACTACTGCTCCTTTGTTTAATGCAGCAGCACGTTGTCCACTTGGATCTTCTACAGGTACGTATTGCCCGCCTGTCCCTTTATTGCTAATAAGCCATTGACCGTTTTCATCTTTCTGATAATAAGAGCCTGGACGTTTAGCATAAGTATAAATAGGTCCTCCATCTGGGTATTGGTTCATTGCTCCTCCCATAGCATAAGGAGCAGGGTATTGTCCCATGCTTGATGCATAGACACTATTTTTTAATCCTCTACCTCCTTGTTGAAAGCTATCTTCTGGTAAAGAGTAATCAGGTTTCATTTGTCCTCCATTGCCGTAGTACCTTCCTAATGCTGAAGCATAAACACTTGGTAATAAGTCTCCGTGAATATTTCTATCGTTTAGGGGCCCACCATCTGCAAAAGGTAAAGCAGTTGTATCTCTAAAAATCTTTGTACCTAAAGATTTATAATAAGTGTCAATAATACTAGGAGTCTTTTTCATTAGAATACTTGATAATCAAAGTAAGACATTAAACGATTCATGATTAACTCTTTGTTCTGAGAGTTATCAAAGTATAAAGTTACTACAAAATATGTACTACGTAAACGTCCTTGTTGGTTACCACTGTTTTGATCTCTTGGAATTTTAAGTCTCCACTTGTCAAATTTACGTTTAAATCTTGCAGGTGAAAACGGCACTACGTTTGTATCTTGATATTGAGTAGAAATTCTAAACGCAGTAATAGTTTGCCCTCTATCTATAATTTTATTGTTATCTCTTACAATAGAATTAAATTCCATTGTGCGTAGTATCTTGTTAACATCTGCTTGTGGATTAACTACTAATGTTAACTCACAAGGTTCTTGTATACCATAGAATACTCCCCAATCACCTATACCATTAGTATAAAGTTTGTCTTGTGATAATGCATGAGGGCTTAAAATAATATCTCCATTTTGAATCCAAATTGTAGGAGCCATTGAATACCTAGAAGAAAACTGTTGAGCTAATTCGTCAAATACTAATGTATCAGAATTATATACTTGTTTTGCTGTTGCAGGTAAACTATTTGCCAAAAGATCAATTACTGCTTGAGGTCTTGTACTACCAGAAGTAAACGTATTAGTTACGTAATAATAAATATTAGTATTTGAGTCGTATACAATTGTACCTACGGCATATAAAATGTTTGTAAGTAAAAGAGCAGAAGAAGCTTTACTTAAAAAAGTAAATAATACTTCGTCGTTTATAATATCTTTTCCAATGTGAACCCCTTTACCTAAAATAGGATTATCCCCTCCATTTGCTTTACGAGTAAATACATCATTAGGTAATGACTGTAAAAAGCTGTGCATTCCTTTAATCTCTGAGATAGCGCTATTTGCAGTTTGTCCTGATTGCGCTTGCATCATAAATATTTTTCTATGGAAAGCATCAAAGAAATATATACCAGCTTCCGTAGTTTCTACTGCCCATTGATGAATAGCACCATGTACTTTAGAATAATAGATGTGCTTACCAAAGCCTAATCCTGTACCTAATTGTGTAGGCACTCCATCAGCAGTAGTAGTGACAGCTGCGCGATTGATAGCGTATGCCCCTACTCCTTTATCTTGAACAAAGTATACAGTATCTTTCCAGTTTATTACTTTATTAATAGGTCCATAATCATCTACGTCATAGTAGTTATTTAAACCAAACTTAGTCCAAGCATCTACTGTTTCTTCATTAATTTTTACATTAGATAAATAAGCTCTAATATCATTAGCTCCACTAGTTTGTATATTAGCAGGTTGTACATAAAAAGCTAAATCATCATTTTGCCTAGAATAAATTAAATTATAGCTATACATATCTAATACTTTAGCATACGGAGCTTCAGCGTTATTAGTTTCTTGTCTAAAAGCTGGTATTATTGTACTACCAAATTCATACTTAACTCCTGTACGAAGAGTAGCACCATTTGCTAAATCAAGATTTAATTCACTTTCTAGTGCAATAATTTCTGTGCGAGTACTGTCTCTGCGATATTTATTATCTGAGTAAAATGCTGTATTAAATTCTACTAACCCAGATTGTACAATAAACATATTTACAAAAATATCTCCACCAAATACTTTAGGATTTGTATTTGCAGGATTTATAATAGGAGAAGCAGGAATAAATTGATTAGCCTCTAAACTATCTGTAGTATATCCTCCGTATACTTCTAATTTAGGTAGTATGCATTCAGTAATTGGAAAGTATCCATTATAACTTCCTGTAGGAGCAAAAGTAGTTCTATTTACAGGAAATACATTATTAGGTGCTTTAAAAAAATCATCAGTTGACCCTGTTATAGGAGCATTAGTAAAAAAGTCATTAGTAATTTTTTGTACTTTACCTATAACACTTGTTCCTGCTTTAAAAAATTCGGGAACTTCACTAGTTCCAGCACCTTGTTGAGGTCTATTTGGATTAACTTGCGGATCGCTTGCATCAAAATAATTATCCATGCACCAATAATTTCGCATGTAATACCCATCAAATAATCCAGTTATTTTTACCTCGTAATCACAATCGTCTTCCATTTTAAACTTAGCATTAAATTGCCAACGTTTAATATTTTCAATACTATTAAAATTTACAGGATAAGTATCGTAATACTGATTTCTTATATCTTGTGATCGATTTCCTAAACCTTCTGCTTCAAAAGTTAAAGTAGGAGTTGCGTATTGCAATCTATTTGTATAAGCTCCAGTAATTAATAAACAAGGATTGCTTCCTAAATTTAACATTAAATCGGCAACATTATTCTTATCAAAAGAAATTTCTGGAGAATAAAATCCTAAATAAGATCCTAATCTTAAATAATCTAAGTATTGCGGAACGTAACTAGTTGCAGAACTATTTTCTAAAGTACCAAATGATGCATTAGGTTCGGAAGCAGCAGGATAATAAGGATATAAATGTAATACATTACTGCTTCCATTTACTTGTAAATCAAATCCTCCTGAGCCTGTAAAATGTGGTGCGTCTACAGGATTATGATAAAATCCTCTCAATAATCCTTGAGAAAGTCTTCGTTTATCTACATTTTCTCTTTTTACTCTAACTATCTGGTAACCAGTAATATTATTTAATAATCCTGGACAAGTGCTAAAATCTATATTAAATTCTATGCCCATAGAATATCCCATAGTGTGTTCACTAGCAGGTTTCTGTTTGCTAATAGGCCAAAATTTATATCCTGAATTATTAACTACAGAATCTATTTCTGAAATATCAGGAAATTTAATATCTCCTATATATTCTACAAATGTAGCTTCTCCTTTAATAGTGTAAAATACAATACCAAAACGATAAGTCTCTCCTCTTTTGTAACCTCTTAATAATCCTGAAATAAACGGAGAGGCATTGTTAGAGAAAGTTGTATTAGCATATGGTCCATATCCATCATTTAAATTATGAGGAGTTGCATCAGGAGAATCAGTTACAAAAACTGTTCCTACGGTATTTCCTATAAAAGGAGCAGTTTTATCTAAAGTAAATTCTTCTAAATGAAAATTATAAGTAATATTTGGACCTTGACCTCCTAAACGTAATCCATCACTTTGGTATCTGTACTGTGAATTAGTTTGCCAAGTTTGATTCCAATGTGCATCAGAATTATATTCTGTATTAAATGCATTTTTTAAATTATTAATGGCAGTGCCTGGAGTAAATGGAGGAATTGGTGATCCCCCATTAAATTTATATCTCCTAGTTTTTGCATCAAATGTTTGTCCAGCAGGAAGTAAATCCTTAAGACTTACTAATGATTCTTTAATATTAGCAATTAATAAAGAACTATCTTTTTGAGTTATAGTCTTAGGCGTCTTAAAAGCATAGTTTCTAGATAAAAAATCTAATAACTCTAAATCAAAAATACTATTTTCTCCTCCTGTATATGTAAAAGTAATACTTGTTTGACTAGCAATAACAATCTCTTCTATAGAAGTAACTTCTGTTGTTGCAGTATTAGAAGATTTATAAATAGAAATAAACTCTACTTTATAAAAATTCAAATAGTTAGAAGTGTTTAAGGTAATAGTAAGAGATTTACCGCTATTAACTACAGTGCTATTTCCATTATATGTATTAGAGTTTCCTGCAGATTCACTGTCAGAAACAACGTGTATTAAATTACTTGGAGGAGATATTAAAGTTTGTTTTCCATCAGCAGTAGTTAATCGATAAGCAATTTGATAGACTCCAGTATTTAAACTACCTCCACCTGCTATAGTAGTAAATAAAGGCTGAGTAAATTTAACATCAGGAAAAATATCTATTAATCCCACAGGTAAAGTAGCTAAACTAGGATCTACTACATTAATAGATCTAAAAAAGTTATTATAATCTGTCCAATAAACTCTTTGAATACTTTCGGATTCAAAACGACCTAATGCTTCAATTGGCCACTGTTTCTTAAAATTTAACGCTGCATTATAGTAGACTAAATTAAAAGTAGTAATAGCTTTTGTTGCGGGATTATATTCTAAATTATATATCCAACCTTTAGTACCACTATCATCAGCAACAAACAAAATAATTTTTGTTCTAATTGTAGCATAACCTATAACAACAGGATTTAATGCTGTCCATGCTCCTGGAGGGGTACTTACTACAGGTAAAGTAACAGCTAAAACATTTCCTTTAATATTAGTAAAACCTCCTAATGAATCCCCCGTAGTTGTAGTAATTCTTACATCTAAAGCATCAATATAAAAAGTAGCTGCCAAACTATCGTAGGCAGTATCTTTATTCATTCCTTGGTAGGTATTTATATGTTGCTCCATGTTAAACTATTAGGATGTTGCTGGGTTAGGCCCATTGACACTTGGTGATACAGCATTGATAGTAGATACTAATGCTACACCAGATTTAGGTCTAAATTTACGTTGTTCAGGTAACTGCATATTTGCAAAGAAAGATGCATGATCCTGTAATTGAGGAATAGTACGAACTACAGAGTTTTTCACTGTCTCCGCTTCGTCTACACCATTCCATTGTTTTGCATGGTTTACTGCTTGTGCAAAGTACCATTCTTTATCTTGCTCGATCATTTGATAAACCTGTGGGTTGATTTCTCCACGAATTAATAACTTACGAGCAATACGTTGTGCAATGTAATGCGCACCTGCTTCTAACCATTGTTGTTCTGCAGGAATAGTAGGGTATCCACATTCGTCAGTCGGTATAGCACTGTATGACATTGCTAAGATACCTTCGTTCATGGAACCAAAGATGTATCCTTGTCCTACTGTATAAGTCTCGCGACCCTCGGTAGTATAATCTCTATCATCTAAATGATATCTGTTGTGGAAGTAATCTGTCTTCCAACGCATTGGATACATTCTTCCTTTACCACATTCAGCCTCTTCAATAGTACTAACTCCTACAATATGAGCAGTTTGTCCTATCTTATATAAGTCGTAAGGTAAATCACCTCTCCCGTCGCAAATTTGAATATAAGCGATTTTCTCTTCCATAGTCACTGGCACATTAGTATGCGCCATAAACTCTGCAAGCCACTCAACGCCTTCTTCTTCTTTGACGTCGTAGTTAAAACCAAAATCCCTGATAGTTTTATCAAGGATTGTTTTGTAGGAGACTGTTTTACCTGAGTACATTACATTAAGTTTTTAAGTACTGATTCTAAGCGGCTAGCGATGCCCTCAGAAGTTTTATCTAAAGAAGGATCTTCTGTACTTACAGATTTCTCTGTTTTCCATTCCCACTCGCCTTTGTCATTTTTACAACGACATTCTTTTGTAATAATGTATCCACCATCTACTTGCTCAATGCGAGTTTCTTCTGAACCACCATCTTCAAATTCTTTGCGAGTAATTTTAACAGTAGATTCTACTGCCTTACCGCCTGACGTCATTTCCATTGCTTCATCCATAATAAAATGTTTTACGGTTAGGGTCTTTAACTATTTGAGCAATTAACCTAGAATATTGTCTAGATGCTTTAAAAGTATAAAAACTCTTGTATTTTAAATTAGTTGTAAAGTTATCCCAAAAATGCTCATAGTATTCTTGATTTGTATGATCATTCTCGTGATAAATTAATGTCTTATTATTTATCTGTGTAATCTCATCTCTTGTTAATCCTGGATACTTAGTTTCCCAGTATTCCCAAGTAGCTGACCAATTTACTCTTAAACTCTTGGAGCGTTCTCCATTCTTTTTAAAAAAATGCATTTGCTTGCTTCTGATCCTAAGTTTACCTACTCGGTTTATCTTTAGTTCTAAGCCTGTCTCTACAATTTCTGTACTAAAAGTACTTAGCAAATCTCGTAAAAATTTATTATAAACACTGCGCTCAACTACTTTTTCTTTTGCATTCTCTGAGTAGTATTTATAAAACTGGTCCTTCTTGATATCACCAGCTATTTTACCTTTGCCTCTTTTTAAAAAATTATTGTCCTCCACTTGGTTGTCCTCCTATGCCTAAGCTACCTTTTTGATCTTGTGCATTATTAGCCTCATCTTTTTGACCTATTCCTTTTTGCATCAATTGTTGAAGTACTAATGGTTTAATATATGCCCACATCCACATATTTAATGGATATGCATCAGAAGCTGTCCAACAAGGAGTCTCTCCTGCGCAATTATAATAACCTTGTAACTCAGTAGGATCTTCAAAGATTCCACGTACACTAAGATACTTCATCATTAAATGTGCAGAAGCTTTACTAGTAATGTATAAATGCTTGCCGTAAAAGAAAGTGTAAATGCTTTTTTGAGTAGTTCTACCGTGGCCTATGTAAGGTACGCGCGAGTAATCAATAAGTATAAACCTAGGTTTCATTATGTCAGCAGGGCCAACACTTGCAATACCTTTTGTAAAGAAAAACTCAACTGTATTAGGTATCTCTTTAACAGTACGTAATACTTGACAGCCTGTAGGAACATCTATACAACAATCAATAGGATTAACTAATTCTAATTCTAAACATGTTATCTCTTGTAATATATATGGATCTATACTACGATTCTTGTTATACTCATTTCTAATCCATAGTGATCTCTGCTCGTTAATTAAATCTGTATAGAGCTCATAGGAATTTGAGGACTCTATTGAGTTTATTTCTAACGACTCATCAATCTGAGCATGTAAATCATTTAGTGATAACATAATTACAAATATACGATTAATTAATTAGCGCCCTTGACCTCCGTAAGCTTTTTTATAGTTCTTAGAACTTTTAATCTTAGAAGTTTGGGTTTTAGCATGTACTCCTGGACGTGAGACTTTTACTTTAGCTTTAGCGCCTCCCGTACTTTCTTTAATCTTAGCCATTATCTATTCTTTAAAGTAAAGTTACAAATAGTAATAAGATAGAAGTTTCTAGACTTGTCTATCTCAATGTTAATTAAATCTACAGCAGAGATTCTCAATCGAATCATGATTTTATCCCACTGCTTATTAGTTGTTTTCCAATTGTTTCTTAGTTTCATAATGTAAATATAAAAAAATATTAAATAGGGAATTTGATACTATCAATTGATTTTAACGTAAGGTCTCTATTATTAGATGTATCTCTACGTGTATTAATTATTAATATTCTACTTCCCACAGGTTTTGGTGGAGCTCCGCGTTCTACGTGCCATCCTTTAGATCCTTCTCCGAACTCTTCTTTGTAAGTACCTGTAATCATCATATGAATTTGTCTGTGTTTCTGAGAGTATCCTGTAGATGCATGTTGCTCAATTATATCACGAGCTATGTTAGTGCATTTGTTTTCATGGATATGTCCCATTGCAAATACATCAAAATCTTCAGCCATTTCAAGAGCTCTTGTAAGGTTAATCTCTCCACGAGTTACTATTCCTCCACCTCCACTACCGTGGAAGTATTTAATTTTAGTAACTATATTAAATTTAGGTCTAGACTCTTGACGTACAATTAGCCATCCACCATATCCTCCTGTCTGAACGTTGCTCCCATTTTTGTAATTAAGTAGGTCCACAAATCGTTGTAAGATGTCAGTCTCCTGGCGTTTAATTACAGAAGTCTCATGATTGCCGTAACCAATCACAGTAATCAGATGCGCATACGGTGAAAAGAAATCTACCGCTGTTTCTACAATAGAATCAAGGTACTTAATATTATTGTGCTCAGGACGGATATCAGATTTAGTACCTCTTGGGTCCCATTTTCCTTGCATTAAACAAAACGTATCCCCATTAAACATCATAGGAATAGAATTTTTTAAACAATAATTTAAATCTCTTTTTAGTAGATCCCAATCGCATTTCGGATTATCCCAGTGTATATCTGAGAACATTGCTATCTTAACTTTTGATCCGCTAATTTTTAATTCATGGATATTCTTTGAATGTCTGATTAATTCCATTATGCTTCGTTTTGGCTGATAGCACCTTTAGCACTTAAAATTACTTTACGAACATTTGCAGGTTGTGCAACTTTCCATTTAGTTCTCCTTGCTTGGTACAATCTTGATTTCACAATTCTACTTACACTCATTGCATTTCCTTGATTTCCACCAAGCACATGATAACAATCTTTATCTTCGCCAACATATATTCCTACATGTCCTCCTCCGTCTCGTTTAAATGTTAAGATATCTCCTAGCATTGGCTCACTTACTTTTGTTCCGTAATTGGCCCAGGATAATGCCCATAACGGCTTGTCTACTACTTCTACTCCTGCTTTATGGCAAGCATAAGCAATTGCTAATCCGCACCACGGAATCTCATCTGCTGTATATACTTTCTGTAGTCCCACTTCTTTTGCCCATCCTAAGATTACTGGGTTATGTTGTTTACCTACTACTTCTTTGGTTCCTAATAGCTTCACTGCTTCAACAAGGAGTTTCGGAGAAGTTTCCGATTTTAAAAAGTCATAACTCATAAATTAATTTTTTATGTTTTTGTATGTATCCGAGATTTTCTCGATAGTTCCTCTGATTTTTTTTACTATATCAAACACAGATTTAAGCATGTTATTACCTGTGATATCAAACCAATTTTCGTTTATAGATGCTAATTCTATTAATGCAAATATGCAAAGCAATAAATTAGTATACACAGCTTGGGTAGGAAGAGTTACATTGTAACCTAAAAATTTTATTAGACCATTAGAGAATGGAGTAAAAGCATAGTAATCTAATGGAAATAAAGCTCCAGCAAAAATATAATATCCGCTAGCCTTAAATATATAACCTCTTCTTAAAATTTTTGATTTAAATACATCTCTGTATTTTCTTTTTTCTGCGCATGCAATCTTTTTTAGAGAAATTAATTTGACTACTGTGTCAATTAAAATTACAAACATTAATAACAACGCACACATCTCAACTGGAGCAAATATTGCTCCTACTCCCATAATAAATATTGTAATTTTTTCTTTCATGATTTCTTAATAAATTTTATTTACAAGCGCATTAACTTAAAATATTTGGTGATTAATATATAGATTAAATATAGAATTCCAAAAATAAGTAAAAATGCTAGTGCATTATTAAGAAACTTTTTCCACCAGGGATAGTGTTCGTAGTATTTTACGGGGATTTTTTTAGTAATCACTTTAGTGATATACACAGGAGCGCATGCTCCTTGAATATATACCTTTTTCTCTGTAGGTACATACCAAGCTTTTACAGTAACTCTATCTTTTGTTAGAGTTACTGTATCAACTAATTCTTTTAATGTTACTACTGTATCAGTATGTACTTCTGGTACATACAAAGTAATAGTGTCGTGTATAACAACACTATCAATAGTAAGCAACTCAGGGTGCTTAGTAATTAAGCGGTTAAACCTCTTCGCTGGACTGCATGCTAGCAGCAACGATAGGATCAATAAACTCCACAGAATTTTTTTCATTTCCTTGTTCTTGAGCAAGCCCGTTTAAGAAATTAATTAAGGGAAGTCCTAATCTAGTGGGCATTTCGCTAATGTAAGCCTCTAAATTTTTAATGTGTTCTTCATTTAAAACAATCTGTCTCGGTGCTTGTGGTTGATTTGCTGTCATTTTTTTGCTGTTAAATTAATACTACGCCAATTGCGTTTGCCACGCATTCATTTACAAAGTTATTATTTTCTCCCCAATTTGCAAATTCTTCTTCACTTAATGTGTAATTATCTTGAGCAAGTTGTTTTCCTTCTTCCGTAAGTAATTGCCAATAAGTAGTACAAGTAGTTGCATCTGTTGTAAAGTTAAGTACTAAAACAGTCATTCTAGTTGCTGTTCCTTGGTTTAATGGGAATACTACTGGTTCAATAGCTACTCCTTGTTGTGTCGTTGTTTCCATTTTATTCTGTTATAGGTGATTCATTATACCATGACCATCCATCAACTGGGTAGTTGTATGTGTCTTTGTCTTCTCTTAATAGAGTGTAATTAGGAGCATACACAAAGTTAGGTGCATACTGCCAATTGTCATCTTCAAATTTGTAAAATCCTGATGTATCTTCCATAATTATCCTGTTATTGTCCAACCTCTT